TTTGGAAGTGCTGACCGATACACCAGAAATCACCGCAGAACCAGACCATTGATTGCCATCTTGTGCGATTAAGGTAATCACGGCAGCATCACCAGTTTCAAAAAACAGTTCAGTGAGATTTGGTGTATCTGTATCATCCATAAAACCAGACACACTTCCACTGTAGGTTGGGATTCCACCACGGACTTTTGCAGAAGCATCACCGAATGCTGTTACATCGCTGATTACCCTACTGATTGACATTGACCATGCGTTTGCGGTGATGCCATAAGTAGCGACTGATACCTGACCTTCATTTCCAACTATTCTTGCCATTACATTTGCCTCTTAATTTGAAGTTGCCTCTATTGAATATACGCTTTCGCTTGAAAGTATTTCGTCAAACACTGTTCGCCTATCACGATCCAAACAAATCATGACTGCATTGCTATCATACCCAGACGGTGCAAGTGTCGCCTGATTGATGAGCGTGAACAACTTGTCCTCGATTGCCCCAAGTGCTGCTGCTCCCAATCTTCGATGCCCATACAAGGTGAGAACCACTTGAGATTTGACGATTACATTTCCATTGTACAATCCCTCAACTGGCGTGGACGTTACGTCATAGACAATCAACGGCAATGCGGAATCGTCTTTCCCTTCCATTTCAAAGATTCGACCACCTACATCATCATAAAACGAATCTGCGGTTTGGTCTGCCGTCAGTTTCGTGTACAGTGCTGTCTTGATTGCTTGGCTCATGATTTCAAATCCTAGAATCTGAAGTTCCTTGTTGCTGCTCTAATCAATCGTTGTGGGTCAAGTCGTTTCTTAATCATTGCCACTGTTTTTTGATACCAATACAGGTTTGTTTGCATATAGTCGCGTTTGCCACTTCCTGTTCTCTTGACAAGATACAACGCATACATGACTTTGGTGTAGACTACTGCGGTGAACTTGCTACCTGAACGGCTTGCGCTTGACGATGAGTGCCAAGAACCAGCAAGATTACCTGTTCTATTGTATGGGATGGGAGTACCCTTTGGAGAAGGCGGTGGAGATTTTCCAGTTTTTGTCAATACGAGTGATAGTTCTCTGCGCAAGATGTTTGCAGACTTTACAAGTTCATCGCCGATGGCATCGTAGAATCCTTTTTCAAACTGGTCGCCCATCCATTCAGACGTTACACCCATTATTCAATCTCCACCAAATCGACAATCCTTTTTTGCATGTGGTTGTCTTTGTGAAGCATCAATGAACGTCTGGAGCCTGTGACTTCAAAAGTTCTTATTGTGCCTGAATCTGAATCCGCAAAAAGAATGCGGTCAGTGTGATTGATTGAAATTGATGGGAGCAGATAACCTCTTGCGGTTATTTTGCCACGCGGCCTTCCACCCTCAACAACAGAATCTGCACCAATGGGAAAGATTGCACATTCAACATTGCTTTTTGAAAGAGAGTATGTTCTAATTGGAAAACCTCCAGCGTCAACAGTTTCTGTCACAGTGTGAATGTCACAAGACACACCCAAGGATTGAATCATGCCAGCAAGACTCATTCGGCGTTCCTTCGATATTGATACATTCGCCGCATTTGGTCATCTCTCAATTCCATTGAATTTCTCGTTGAATATGAATATCCGTCAAGAGATTCACTTGCAACTGTTGGGTCATGCTTGCCCCCATGATATGCGGTTGAAACAAGTTCCCATGCAATTTCTTGAAGTGCATCTGGAACGCTTGTTTGAGCGTAGCCAGCAGTGTAGTCTACAAAGATATTGTGGGAGCCTCTTGGAAAAGAAACCGCGTTGGGGTCGAATGGAAACCACTGTGCTTCTGATTGGGCTGAAATCAAATCAATTCGACCTGAACCTTCGTCCACTCGATAATCTGCACCTGTGGATTTCAGGTAGTACATCTGAGCAGATGATGAGAGAGCGTCTTGCCCTCCTTGCCTCATAAGTTCATCGCACAAAATGGTTTCATCTGCTGTTGCTGTCCATCCCGAAATGGTTGTGATTTGTGTTGCCATCAGTGCCGTTGTCAGATAATCCGCGAATGCAATACTTGTTTCAGTTTCTGCACCGACTGAATCCCAACGCTTCAAAACAATCTTGTCGTTTTGAACTTCTACTGTTGCCCTCAAATCTGTTGCTGTTGAAGCGTCAACTGAGATGGCGTTTTTTCTTTCCCATCCCAACCTCCGAATCGCTGTCACAGGAAAGTTTGGAAGCGAAAGAGTTCCTGAGCCAGAACCACTGATGAACTGCTTGTATGTTGCAGATACAAAAGTACGCTGGCAGAATTCTTCAATTCTATTTGTTGCAGCATCGAGCAGTTCAGTCAACATTCGGTCATCATCCGAGGTTGTCAGTCTCAAGTATCTCTTGAGTGCTTGCAAACTTGTAATGGATGTCGAACTTGTTGCCATTTGTGTTCCTCAAGTTGTCTGAACTTCGGGGAGATGAGCAATGCCCACCTCCCCGTCCGTTCAATCATTCACTGTCTTAGGCACTTGTTGCCAATGCCACGAAGGAAGAACCATCGTGAACCTGAATGTCATATCGTGATGTTGCACGAATGTTGATTTGGTCACTTGCGAAGTCTACATGGTCGCTTGTTGCGATTTGTATGGCTTCTCGGCTTCCGAATACAACGCCATCAGTCCAATTGCCAAAGTAGCAACAATCAATATCCGTTGCGGTTGCAATTGGTGCCTGGTCACTGAAATTCACAGGGTACCCAAGAAGTTGTGCGCCTGTCGTGCCAACACCAAGTGAATCAATAGTGTTTCCACCTGCTGCTGCAATTACACGCAATACAACTTGTCCAAAGAACTGTCGTGACATAATCCATGAAGCACCTGCGTGATATTTGTCATCAAGCAATCCTGCTGTGGAAACTAAGTTTGCCAAAGTCAACGCACCGAAGTTGTCACCAGCACCTGTCACGAATGAATGTGCTTTGTTTTTCAGTCCTGTGACTGAACCGAAACTTGCACCTCCGTCACCCTGGATGAATTCGTTGTCGGCTTTTTCGGCCATGCTTCTGCCCATATAATCTGAGAGCGTTTCCGACATTGACCACAAAGCATCTTCGCCCAATTCCGCTGACCACTTCATAAGTGAAGCGCGCTTTTGGGCAACGCATGAAACTGCACCCCAAACTGCGCTGCTCTCCGTTATGGAAGCGGCTTCGTCTACAACATAAGTTGTTGCGCCTGATGTGAGTGAGGGAATTGAAAGCGTGTCGCTTGTCATTGGGAATGTTCGAGCGACTTTTTGAACCAATCCGTGTTCACCCCAAACCGAAAGGATTGCATCGCCTAATGGGTCGGGAACCAAATTCCCACCCGCCGTTGCAGTACCTTCGTTTTGTGCTTTAAGTCCTGATGGAGCGTTGGTGTCCCACCATTTCATTGCACTTGGTTGTTTGAGAAGTTTTGCACCAATCCACTGTGCTGCAAGATATTGGTCTTCTGCACTTGCAAATTGTTTTGCACATTTTCGATTTCTTGTCATGGTGACTCCTGTTCTTGGCAATGCGGATTTTTGCGTTTTGTGAATTGCATCACGAACACCTCGTCTGATTGCCATTGTTGTTGCCTCTTGAAGTTCCATTGCTTCTTCGATAGCAGGAGCGTCAACGCTTGCAACTATTTCAGTTGCGACCATTTCTTCTGCTGCTGGTTCGTCTGCTTCTGGGTAACCTGAATGAAGTGAAAGTGTTGCTGGGTCATCTGCTGCAAATATAGCAGCCAAGTCCAACTCGCCGCCATCCGCACCATAGAGAATTGAATCTCCAAGCCACGCCATGACTGCTTCAACTGTACCTTCGCCTTCAAATGGTTCTTCTACTTCAAGTTGCTTGCATTGTTTCACACTCAAGGTGCGAATTTGTTTTAGAACTTGTTGTTTGTTCATTGTATATTTTCCAAAAAAATTTGAATTGTTTACGAATTGCCCTGCTTCTGAAATTGCATCCGACTCGCTATTGCCTCGGCGCGCTTCATTCGTTGCGACAAACTTACCATCAATATACCAATCCGAGTCAATAGACGCGACCTTGCATACGTTCGATTTCCAATAGTGTCAATTTTGCTGTGTCAATATCTCGAAGCCTCAATGCTCCTGATGATTTCAATTGAATGCTGCCACCGATTTTTTCTGATTCTGATTTGAGTCGAAAAGCCTTCACTGCTCTGCTGTCGATGGTTCCATCTTGCTTGATGAAACCCCTGCTTGCAGCAACAACGAGCGCATCTTCGTTCATTGGCAACGGAGCAAACGAGTATTCCAGCAACCGTGATTTGCTGACAACACGTTGCAAGTCATTTCCTGTTGATTTGAAACGCTGCTTGTCTTTTTGCGTTGGCTCTCTTGTTTCAAGATAGGAAAACCCGATTGAAACTCCGCGACACAATCCAGCAGCAACAAGAGACAGAATTGCATCTGGCCTCCATTCGCCTTGATGTCCTTCTGGACGTTCTGGGAATCTTGTTGAAGCAACCACGCCTTTTTCATTGACTTCGAGCCAATCACAAATGGCAACGGGGTCGTTGTAGTCATGATTCCAGAAAACCGTTCCTGTGGATTTGAAGCGATTGGTTTGAATTCCTGATGGAAGAACCACCTCGCCTTCCTCATCAACCGTGTCGGTGGAAATGTATGCAACACAAGTCCGAGCAGGAATGTCAGCATTCAAGTTCGCTGTGTAGTCTTTCAAGTCAAGTCTGTCATGTTCTTTGTTCATAATTCATACCTTCTTTTCAAATCTTCGTCATCTAGTATTTCAACCATCGTACATCGGCAATTCGGGTGCAGTGGTGGAGTCTGCAAGCCGCCACCCGTTGGAGTCCAAACATTGACCTTGCCCACTCGTTCTTTGTAATTTGCAAACGAATCATTGATTCCAATTGGTTCATCATTTTTGTTGCCCATTGCTTGACATGATTCACAAGCACCAGCAGCGACAACCCATTGTTTTCCTGCAACAACGCCAGATTGATTCCACGCATCGAGTCTGCCAATTTCATTGATGAGTGCAACTTCTGTTCTTGCAATCATTTCTGCTCTTGCTTCAATTGGAATCCTTCCTGTTTCTGGTTCTGCTTGCAACAATGAACGGATGTCATCTGCAATTTCATCTGTCGATGCTCCATGCCTCATGCCTAAAGCAACCTTGTCAGCAATTTCTTTTCCTGTACCAAAAATAAGTGTTTCAACCAATTGACTTTTGTATTTTTCAAGAGTGCTTGCAATAACGGGGTCAAGGCGGTTGAATTGCAAGTCAACTCCGAGCCTATCCAATTCACCTTGACCAGATGTCATCATGACATCATCAACAAATCTGTTTGTGATTTCTCTGATTTCTTGCTGTGCGTCTGCGCTCGTTGTGAACTCACCCATTCCACCAGCAAAACCAAGAAACTGTTCAATCTCTTTTCCAAACAACCTGACCAAATCATCACGGAAATCGTCCATCGGCGATGAAAACAATTCGAGCGTGGTTTCCCATTCGTTGTTTCCACTGTCAATCGGTGCGCGCTTTTGACTTATTAGAGAACGCGATTCATCCCACAATTCTTTTGTTGAATCATGTTTTTTTTTGCAGTTGCAGTTGTGGCTTTTTTCCTCGACCTTTGTTTTGTTGTCGTAGCAATAGGAATATGCAATTGCTACTGCTTGTTCCTGAGAATATCCTTCTTCAATCAACTTGGGGATTTTTGCGTCTATGCAATCTTGACCCTTTGACACTTTGGAAGTTTCCAATTCTTCAACCCGCTTTTGAAGTTGTTGAAGTTCAGCAATCAGTTCTGTATTTTTGTCATCTGACTTTTCTTTGTCGGGTGACTCTTTGCTGAATTGACCAAACATTGGTTGAGGATTTCTTGCTTGTTCGATTGCAATATCAATTGGAACTGAGCCAGCAGGAACAAACAATTCATCTCCACCTTCAGAGATTGGTTCAAGACCGCGTTCTGCTCTCACTTCATTTCTTGTTCTGATGCCTGCGTTGATGTCGCTTGCATCAATGGTTGCTTGCTGTGAACGGTCAGCAGAAACAGGGTCATCGTACGCAAGGAATAAAGTATCTGCAAACATTCCAAACATGGGAAGCAACTGACGATTCAAGAACGATTCATCAAGCGTCAAGTATGGCACAATGGTATCTCGAAGCCAGCCCAAATTTCCCTCGCGGGCATTGGCGAGGTTCGGGTCATTCGCTTTCAATTTTGTGACGGGAACTCCAGCAATTGCAGCGATGACTTCAATCTTGCGTTTCTCGCCTGAGTCAAATGCCAAATCTTGCGGAGAAAATGACATCGGCTTTCCGTCCGTTCCACCTTCAAAAATGAATGGGCGGCTTCTGTTGTTCTTCCCTCCGAGTTGTCTTTCAACTTGCTGCATCAATCGCTGGTACTGTCCATCAGTCAAATGCTCTTTGACCATGATTGCCCAATCGGGTCGTGCTTGATTGTCAAGAACATTCTGTTCGTAGTCATCCATCGAGTTGAGCAAATCAACCGCATCAAGTGCAGCAATGACCCAGCCCATCCCATAGAACGGGTCGCTTGGGTTTGGTTGCTTCTCATGTAAGACTTCATCTTTTCTGAAGTCAACGGCGTTTGGCTGTTTGCCATAGACGTATGAATTCACCAAGTCCATTTTGCCATCTGGAACAATTGTCACCATGTCGCTTTGCATATTCCACAACTCAATCGGTACTCCAATAGTTTCAGAAACAATCGGGTGCAGAAATGCGTTTCCTGTCAACTGAAGATTCAACATTCTTTGAATTGTCAGCGTGTATCCATCCATTTCAGGGGAAGGATTATCAAGTAATTCAAGAACAGGGTGTTCGTGAACTTCGACAACATCACAACCAGCCATCATTTTTCTCTGAACAAAGATTGATGGCTTGGCTTCCATCTCGCCACGCAAATACGCTGCTTTTTGAGAACTCACTTTTTTTGTGTTCACAATTGACTTCATGCCATTTCTAGGCTGCATGGAATACAACTTGATTGGCTGGCTTGCAACACCTCTTGCGTTAATCATCGCGGCAGCGTAGACCCAACCTTTGAATCGCTGCATCAATGCAGCATATCCACGGCTTCGCTGAACTCCCATGCTCACTTTTTCCCAAGCGGGAACGCTTGCCCCCATGTAGGCCTCTCTATCAGTTGCCTTCGTGGTTGCGTTTTTTTCGTTCTTGCCCTTCATGAACTTTTCAAGCATTTTCAAATCTCCGTCCACAATCGTTCATTGTTGAGTGGGTCAATTTTGTATCCGTCATCACCAACATCTCCGACAATTCGTATTGACGGTGTGGTCTTGAGTGCATCCGTGTATGTTACAGAATAACGCAGCGAGTCAACACAATCGTCATTCAACTTGACAGGTTGCTCCTTGAGAGTTCCATCTTGACGGCTTGCCCATTCATAGGAACTGAATTCTCTGAGCAAATTTGAACATTGACGATGTACTTGAAGTCTTGGTTTTCCAGATGGGTCATTTGACATTCTTGCAGATACGCTCTGAATACCACTGAAGACAGCATTTTGCGCTGGCACTACATCAATTCCGGCGTGTCGCATTGCTGCACGAAGTTTTGCAGCAGATGGGTCAACCACAAAGCATTCAATCTCTGGATATTCTTGCTTCCAATACAAGGCATGGTCAACAACTTGTTGCTCCAACTTGTGACGCTCACACCATTCATCCATGACATAGAAAATATCATCCTTCAGGCCACAAAGAAGTTGAACGCTGGGGTGATTATAGCCTTCGTCACAGCCTACGAAAATTCTATCAAATGTTTCTGGCAACGTGTCGCAAACATATTTGGATTCATCCCAACGGTCAAAGACCAATCCTTCGCTGCCCACCCACAATCCTTCACAATATCTTTTTTTTGCAACCCCTGTCATGGTTTCCAAGTCTTCAATGTAGTCTTCTGGCAAGAACCAATTGTCACGGCTGCTTGTTGTAATTGCTTCGCAATTTGGCGCGCACTTGTGACCACCAGCAAGACCAAATCGCTTTGCAAGAAAATGTTGTGGAGTTGATGGATTGCAAGCACCGTACAATTGATTTTGCAGATTCGGCAATTGCAAACGGATTCGACCGCGAAGCATTGTCCAATCTCGCTCATTCAATTCCACGCATTCATCGACAGCAACGCCGCTGAGATTCATTGACGCAATGCGTGCAGCATCTTCAAGACCAAAGAGCATGATTGTTCCACCGCCCAAGATGTTGATTTCTCCATCAATTTTTCTGTATTCATACGACCCTTTTGGAAGTATTGGAGGCAAAAGTCCATCAGGTTCAAGCAATGTTTTCAATGTTGAACGCTTCAAAGCCACGACAGTTTTTCTGCACAACCCTTCTCTTGCGCCTTGAATGGAAGCACGCATTGCACATTTCAGGGCAATACTTCTGGACTTTCCAGCACCAAACGCGCCGGATAGCAAAACTTCGCGTTTTTCAGAACACAAAAACTTCATCTGATGTGGAAGAAGTTCAAGATGATGAATGTTTTCCGTTGCCTGTTCCATTTGGTGTTGCTGATTGTACTGCTTTGTCGAGAATGAAGGTGAGTGAAGAACCCTCTGCGTCTGCAATTCGGTTTGGTACTTTTCCGTCAACGCGGTTGAGAATCTCTGCCCAGAAACGGAAATCACCCTTCAACGCCCTATCAACAGCAACTCTGACAAGAGCATCTGCAAGTTTCTCTCCACTCTGTTCATCATCCAGCATCTTCCTGAGATGTTGTTCCAATGACCGTCCTTTTGGTCTTCCTGCGGTGTTGATGTTTTTTGGATTGTTGGCAAATGAGAACCTGTTGCCAGAAGCAAATTTTCCATTCTCTTTGAAATCGCTCATTGCTATTTTCCTCCAAGATGTATTTCATCCAAGAATTCTACATCAATGCTGACATCTGCATCTTCACGCAATTCAGCAGAAACAAACAAATGCGAATCGCCGTTCTCGACTTCTTGCCAGAACAAATGAAAACCAACGATTGGAATTTTCAGTCCCAAGAGCCAATCGACAAAACGAGAATGGATTGTCAAGAGTGTGCAGTCATATCCACCGTCAATTTGTTCTTGTGAGATGTCGCAAGTCAAGCGTAGGTGCATCTGAACCCCAATTCTTGCAAGGCTTCGTTGCCTAATATCACAATGATTCTTGACCACAAAAGCATTATGAAGTGAAAACCTCAACCGTGTCAATTTCAAAAATGACAAAATAGACGCTGCCGGATGTTGGCGTGAACTTGAACTCTAGACGATAGGTTGCATCACCCGCATCAAAGATTGAAGCGATGACCGCGTATCTGAAATTGTAGCCCGTTGCGTCCTTCGACCAACGAGCGTCTGTTTGGTAGGAATCGAACACCACATCTGTCACCGTCAATGAAGCCGTGTATGTTGGCGTGGTGCTGGTGTTCTTGAATGCGTTGAGAACTATTGTAGATGTTGTCGCTTGCGTAATTGCAGCAGCGTCATCTCCAAGAATCCTTGACATGCAGGTGACACCCGTGTCTTCATAAATTGTTGCTAGTGTTGGCGTGTTGCTCATGGGTTGACCTCACTTGCTACATCTCCAGAATTGAATGACTCGGATGCAGCGTCTCCACTATTGTACGTTTCCGATGCAACATCAGAGAAAACAATTGGAGCCACTGCCATAATTTTTGATGAGAATTGAGCAAGTGTGGAATTGATGAAACCGTAGTTTGCAGGTGAGGTTTTTCTGCCGTCAAAATCAACTGTCTTTTCAGTATCTTCGACGCCATCATATTTCGTGATGTATAGGGTTGGAATTATATCTGACCCGTCATTTGATGCCGCACACGCGGAGGTGTCTGGAACAGTATTCGGCGAGGTAGCCCCTGCAACTTGAATTCGACTGTAGCCTGGTCTGTTGGTTGCAGCAGCATCAAATCCAGAATACCCAATTGCAACAATATCACCGCTTGAATCTGGAGTCAAATTGTTTGTTGCCAACTGAACAAATGCGGTCGATGTAGTCTGAGAGTCGGCTGTGTAGTTGGTTGCAAAATTTTCAAAAGCGTTCATCCTCAATCCGAACACTGTTGATTCTGCATGAGCGTTTCTTACTCCAGAAGTTGAGTCATCTCTTGCTTGAATCTTCCATGTTGCCACCCCCGTTCCAGCAACACCTATCGCTCTTGCGATTGAAAAACCAAGTGTTTCAGTCAAATCCTCGCCTTCAAATGAACCAAGTGTTGTGATGTCAACTCCCGACTCGTTGTACAGCCATCTCATCTCCGTGTTATATGAAACCGAATTCATGTCAAATGAAGCCCAGCCAAATACAAGCCATGTGTCACTTGCAGTCAGATTCCCTGTACTTGAAAAAGAAGCAAAGTCCACAAAAGAATTTGTGAGGGTTGTTGGGGTTCGGTCGCTTGCGTAGAACCAATCATTTACCGAAAGATTGCTGATGTCAAAAATCAACATCGACAAAAATTCAGTAGATGCCGTATAGGAACCATCTTGAACTCTTTGTTCAAATGCCAAACCGCCACCATCAGAGCCAGCAGTGAATTTTCCAACATAAGAATATGATTGACCTTCAAGGGATGCATTCTGCTCCCGTATTAGTGTTGAATTACTGATGACCGAATCGCTGTTTGTTCTATCAACCAGCCTCCACTCAAACAGTTGTGCTGCGTCGTCACCTTTGCACAATGCTTGGCATATAACATAATATGTTTTGCCGGATTCCAGAGCGTCAGACTCAACAACCTCAACAAATGATGTTGAATTTGTTGATGCTGTTGAAGATACTGTCGCTTGGATTATTCCTAGTGATGCCATAACTATTTCTTGATGACCAAGCCTTTGAGCCAATCGACAAAGCCAAGACGGTCAGCAAGAATGCCGATGACGATTCCAACACAAATTGCAAACGCTGAGTCAAATATCCCTTGAATGAATTCCATGTCAATCTCCTTGTTTGAGTTTCTTGTAGGCTGCATCATATGCAGGGTCGGACGAACGCTTGCTGGCTATCACTTCGCGGATAGTCATATCGTCCTTTTTGTCTGCAATCTTCAAATCCATTTCCGCATCTCGCCTACTTCTACGCGGAATGAAAAACGTCACGGAATAGAGCAAACGTCGAATCAGAGTTCCGATTCCTGTTTGCCAAAGTATGAATGTTGTTGCAATCAAAATCAATGCAATCGACACCCGCTCCATCAATATCATCCAACCTGGGGATTTGTCTTCAACTCGCGGGAGTGCTTGCCGGATTTCCGACACCGAGTTTTGGATTTTCCTTTGTTCGATGATTCCGTGTTCTGCTTGTTCGTCTACTTCTTCAACCTCTGAAATATCTGCAATGGTGACAAATCGTTCTTCGCTGGATTGAGACAACTTGTCAATCGTTTGACTCTGGGTTCCTATCTCTTGAACTGCACTGCATCCAATTGTGGGCAACACAAAAAGCATCATGGCCGCAAGAACAGATACCCAAAAAAGGAAGGCCGTGAGTTGAATTGAGAGTTTCAATTTCTTCATTTCTTGTTTTTGCAACACTTCGCTTTTTCTAATGAAGCAAGCCTACGTTCAAAGTCATCAAGTTTTCTCATGAGTTCATTCTTCACGGATGCAGCTCTCCAAGTGAGAGCGGTTGTCACCACGATTCCACCAAGAAAAAGTGAGAGAGGCAGAAGTGTTGATTCGCTAATCATCCCGCTTGGAGTTGTTGCTGCAAGTCCAACGCTGGCAATTCCAACTCCTGTCGTGGTGCAGATGAATTGCGATACCGATTCTATTGTCATATTTACCATTCGCACATTCTACTTGATGGGAGCAACCGACTCAAGATGTGCTGTTTCCCCTGTCAAGTTCTCCCACCTCTTGACGATGACATCACAATACAACGGGTCAATCTCCATGCCGTAGCATTTGCGGTTGAGTTGTTCGCAAGCGATGAGTGTTGTTCCGCTTCCCATGAATGGGTCGAGAACCAATCCATGCAAAGTCGTGCTGTTCTTTATTTGATAGCCGAACAATTCAACGGGCTTCATTGTTGGATGTTCTTTTGAATTGTGCGGTTTGTCAAACTCAAGCACTGTGGTTTGCTTTCTGTCTGAATACCAATTGTGTGATGCACCAGATTTCCACCCATACAAACATGGTTCATGTATCCAATGGTAGTCTTGCCTTCCCATAACCAAACTGCTCTTTTTCCATATCAAACACTGCTTTACTTCCTGACCGCAATCACGAATAGAACCCCTGAAATTATATCCTTCCGAATCAGAGTGCCACACATAAAACGCAGAACCAGATTCCATATTTATGAATGATTTTTCAAACACTGAATTTAAGAACATTCTGAATTCTTTATCTTCTTTGTGGTCGTTCTGCACCACCTTGCCATCTGCTCTGCGGTTTCTTGCTTTTGCTTGTTCTGGTGTTTCATTCATTCCCAATGCCACATTGTATGGTGGGTCTGTTAGAAGCATGTCTGCCTTATCTCCATCCATCAACCTTGCAACATCCGCTTCACTTGTTGAATCACCACACAACAAACGATGCTCACCAAGCATCCACAAGTCACCAACTTGCGTGATGGCTTCCTCTGGCAACTCTGGAACTTCATCTTCTTCGATGTCATCAGCCGTCTTGCCAATCAAGTCATCAATCTCTTGCTCGGTGAATCCTGTGACCAGCGCATCAATTGAATCGTCGGTGTGCAACGCTTCAAGAGTTTGAGCGAGTGCGTCTTCATCCCAGATTGCGAGTTCGGCCGTTCGGTTGTCTGCCACTGCATAGGCGATTGCTTCTGCACCTTCAAGTTTTGTTCTGACAATCTGAACTTCTTTCCAGCCAAGCGACTTGGCTGCATCGAGCGTTCCATTGCCAGCAACAACAATTCCCTTGCCATCAACAACAATCGGCTTCTGCTGGCCAAATCGTTTCAGTGATGCTTTGATTGCATCAATGTTTCGTTCATCATGCTTGCGAACATTTGACGGGTCATTCAGCAAGTCTTTGATTTTGACGGATTCGGTTTTCATGCTGGTTCCTTGGATTTGAGTTCGATGAGATGAACAGTGACTTTGCCACCCCTGATGATTTCGCCACGCTTGATTGTGAGATGGTCAACGGCCTCATCGTCTGGATACACTCCCGCAAATTGTAGTGCATCGAGCAGCGGTTTGATTCTGTTGTCGATGTCATATTTTCTCCTGTTGGGTGCATTCAACATAACATTCACCGAGAGTCTGCCGAGCAATGGAAACGTCAACTCCTTCGAGTCAAGAATTTGATTGGCGATGTATTCACAAACTTCTTCCTTGTACAATCTCCCCTTCTTTGACAATAGCACCCTGCATAATTTGCCCATCCTCACTGACCGATAGTAGGTGTTGCTGGATGGTGGAAATGGCAGAACCAAAACATTGAGCATGGTGAAAAGTGTATCAACAAAAAGACTCCCCTGCCACGAATGACAAGGGAGTCGGAGGATTGCGTGGGGGAAAGGAACCCCATGCAACGAAGTCATTTGAAGATTGAATCCATTGCTGTTTCAAAATCTTCATCAATATCATCATCAAGACCAGCCCTTGCGCGGGAATATCTGCCATCGGTTGAGGCCAGCAGTTGTTCTGACAATGGCTTCAGTATAGCAAGTGCAACAACCAGCGAACTTGTACAAATATCATTGACTCGGTTCTCGTCGGCACTCAAGAGCACATCTTCCAAATGCTCCGAGATACCTTTTGCAGATTCGAGCATGATTCGGTCAGACATCCTGCTCATGGTGTCGCAAGCATCAACAACCAGCAGCCTCATTCTGTCTGCCTCTCTCACGTTGTTCTCACGCAGTTCATCTGCGTTGAGTGTAGCATGAAAATCAACTGCTGACTTCATCATCCATTGGCATCGGTGTCCAGAAATCAGGTTCACCCATATCTTGTCCATTGTCGTTGTTGTATGCTTCGTATTCATCCGAATTCACTTTTCTTTCAACCCTGATGATTTCAGGATTTGAAATCAATGAATTGTAGAATCCATAGACCTTCTCACCTTCTTCTGGTTTCTGTTGTTTGAGTGTCATCCAATTTTCAAGTAGCATTTTCATTTTCTCCGTATAATTTGAGATACACCATTGCTCTCAAAGTTTGTTTCCA